AACAAGCGTCCGCACAAGCTCTACGGCTACGGGCCGGTCGAGCAGGTGGTCGTCACGATCAACACGGCCCTGCAGCGGCAGGCTTCGCAGCTGTTCCACTTCGGTCTGGGGAACGTCCCGGCCGGCATCATCACGGCCCCCGAAGGATGGTTGCCAGACCAGATCCGCGAGTACCAAGAGTGGTTTGACAGCCGCCTGAGCGGCAACCTCGGCGAGAAGCAGAAGGTCCTCTGGGCGCCGTTTGGCGCGAAGTACCAGGCCTTCAAAGACGCGCCGATCAAGGACGAGTTCGACGAGTGGCTCGCCCGGATCATCTGCTACTGCTTTTCCCTGCCTCCGACGGCATTCATCAAGTCGGTGAACCGCGCGACGGGCGAGTCTGCCGAACAGACGGCTCTCGAAGAGGGACGTGAGCCCTTCCTTCGTTGGTGGAAACGCGCTGCCGACAACATCATGGAGCGGGAATTCGACTCCGGTGACCTGGAATGGGTCTGGGAGATCTCGGACGACCTCGACCCTCTCAAGCAGGCCCAGGTTGACGACATCCGCCTTCGCAATGGCTCGCTGACGATCAACGAGGTCCGCGATCGCTACGGCGAACCCCCCGAGCCCGGCGGCGATGTCTGCCGAATCTACCTCGCTACCGGCCCAGTCAGCCTCACCGACAGCGATGCCGCTGCCGAGATCAGGCAGGACACCGCCGAAGCGGAACTGGACATTCTGCAAAATCCACCCCCGGCCGCGCCGACGGGTGCGAAGAAACCAGCCGCCAAGCCGAAGTCCGTCCAGTACGCGACCGGACAACGCCGCGGCGCAGCGGCCGGCACCGGTCGGCCAAAGAAGAGCATGAGCGGTCGCACGAAAGAGCCGGGGAAGACCTGAGATGGGCCATCCCGTTTACGTCTTTGACGGGTGGCGCGTGGACACCGGACGCCGGACGGCCTTCAAGCCGAACGGCGATCCCGTGCACCTGACAGACGGCGAATACCAGCTCCTGGTTTTCCTCGCGCAGCGGCCGCAACGCCGCATCGAGCGGGCAGAGTTCGCCGCCGACAACCACGGGAAAGGCGGCAGCCTCGACGTCAAGATTTTGCGCCTGCGGCGCAAGATCGAGTCGATGATGACGGCGCCGGTCTACATCAAGACGCTGCGTGCTTCGGGCCGGTCTGCCGGCGCTTTCTACTTCGCCAGCCCGGTGGAACTGCTCGCATGACCCACGCCATCCAGTGCCATCACCTTGGAGGCGAAACCTGGGTTGCGATTCGCAGCCGTGGCGCCGACTGGTCTTGGTTTCGAGCGTCTGAAGTCCGCGGCCTGGCCGCCGATCTCACGCGAATTGCTGATCAGCTATCCTCGGAAGCCGGTGATGCCGCATGCCGCACGGGGCAGACGATCAGCATCCCGATGGCTGGCGCCGTGACATGAGCGACCTCGCTGAGTTTATCGATGACGATGCGCTGTTGAATGCCGTCCTGCCTCCCCAGGAGAACCAGCGTTACACGCTCGTTGTCGCCGCCTCGTTCCCGCGTATCAACCTCGCATGGCGGAAGACGCTGCTGCGGTCGCGCGGGGCGGCCAAGGCGATACACGACGACAAGACCGTCCAGTGGCCGGCCGGCTACGCCATCTTCCTACCTGCCGTCGTGAAGGACGGGATCTTTCGCAGGGTCACCGGCATGCAATTCGACTGCATCGCATTCCTCGGCCGGCGCCACTTCGATCCTTTCGTGGAGCAGTTTCTGCGCTCGCGGTTGCGCCCGACAGGATGCGCAAGCCGCCGTTTCGCCGCCGCGACCTACGACTGATGCGCTTCACTTTCACCACTGAGACGCTTCCCGATCGGGAAGGCGTCTGGCTCTGCATCGACAACAGCCAGACCCTCATTCCGCTCGCCCGCTTCGAGTCAGAGGACGCGGTGCGCTGCTTCAACGAAGCGCTCGCGCTCGCGCGGTCCGTTTCACACGCCCAGGGCCAACTCGGCATCTGACGCTGGCAGCCCATCAAGGTCTTGCAGATGAAATTGTTGATCGCTTTCGCTTTTGTCGCGGCGATGCTTTGCGGCTGCTCATTCGATCCTGCCACCCGTGCCGTCCAGGGCGGATTGCTGGGTGGCCTGGTCGGCGCTGGCGTTGCTGGAGTTACCGGCGGCCGGCCAGCCGAAGGCGCTCTTCTCGGTGCCGGTCTCGGCGCTGCGACGGGTGCCATGACTGCGCCTCGTCTTCATCGTCGGGGCTGGTAGCGCCCCAAGAGCGGCCGCGCCTCAGCCTCTTTGTAACCACTCCAAACAGGAGCCAGCCTCGATGGCCACGGCAGCGCGTTCGCGCACATACCGCATGTTCCCGCCCGCGGGGCACCCGGTTTTCATGACGCAGCGCGGTCATGCACTTGACGCCACCGTCAACGGGTATGTCGATGCCCTCGTTCAGGACGCCGACGCGCTCCAGCGAGCGGGATGGACGCGGGTTATGGAGGTCGGGACGACGGCCTCCCGCCCCGTTCCCGGTCCCGCCGCCGATCTGCCCGGCCACACGGTCATCTTGAGTCCCGGCCAACCGTACTATGACACGACGCTTTCTGCCGTCGTCTTCTGGTCGGCCGCGAAGGCTACGTGGGTCAACTTCGCCCACGCGGCGGCCTGATCCATGGGCCGCAAGTTCCAACAGTTCTGCCCCTTTTCGAAGGCAGAGGACAACGGAGACGGCACGTACACCGTCACGGGTGTGGCGAGTAGCGAGGCTACGGACGCCGCTGGCGAAATCATCCTGGCCGACGCCATCCGTGGCGCGCTTCCCGATTTCTTCCGCCACGGCACCGGCGCGCTGCGCGAAATGCACCAGCTCTCTGCGGCCGGCACCGTGGACGAGGCGGAAGTCGATGGCGATACCAACAAGACGATCATCAGCGCCACAGTCGTAGATCCCCTGGCGATCAAGAAGATCGAGACCAAGACCTACAAGGGATTCAGCATCGGCGGGAAAGTGCTGAAGCGCAACGCCGACAATCGCAAGATCATCGAGCAGATCTCGCTCTCCGAAATCAGTCTGGTCGATCGTCCCTGCAATCCGGATGCCGTGTTCGACATGTGGAAAGCCGACGCCGACGGCGCGGACGATTCGGACGATGCCGACGACATCGGCCTTGAAGGCGGAAACCCCGAAACTTTGGAAGACGGTGCCGAGAAGGCCAACGTCGCGGAGACCACAATGACAGTTCAGAGCACCGACGAAGGTCAGGCCCAGGTCGAGAAGTCCGACTCCGTGCCCGCGCCGATCAACCCGTCCAAGGTGGATGTGACCGGCGACAAGCCGTCGGATGGCACATCCGCGAATCAGCCGGTGGCTGGCTCCCATGTGTCGGTCACTCTGCCCGGCGGCTCCAACGCCACGGCAACCGAAGTGAAGAACCCCGAGGAAGCCGGACAGGCGACACCGGCGCCGCTGAATGCATCCGAGACGCCGACGGTCGAGCATGTTGCCCCGGCAAAGCCGAAGCCCGGCAAAGATCAGCGCACCCGCAAGGACGCCGCAGCCCCGGCCGAGGCCGTTTCCAGCGAAGGCGCCGATGCTGCGTCTGGCGCCGCGGAGGAAGCGGTCGAGAAGACGACTGAGGTTGACCCGCTCACCGCCGCTCGCGATGCCGCGGCCGCAGCGATGAAGGCTGCGACTGCCGTCCTGGACCGCCTGTCCAAGCGCGCCCCCGGCGCCACCCCGGCCGCGCTGGTCGTTGGCTTCGATCTGCGCAAGGGCCTCTCCGCGACGGGCCGCCTGGGCTACCTGGTCATGGAACTGGCCTACGCCCTTGCCGATGCGCAGTGGGAGAAGGAATTCGAGGGCGACGAGAGCTCCGTCCCCGCAAAGCTGCATGACGCGCTGAAGACCCTCGCCGCCGCCTACAAGGCGATGTCCGACGAGGAATTGCAGGAACTGCTGGATGCGGCCGACAAGAACATGGGCGTCAACATCGCCCTGGCCGCCGCCGGCGGCGATCTGCAGAAGGCCCTTGATGATGTCGGCCTTGGCGACGCCCTGCTGAAGCTGGCGGACGGCGGCGAAGACCTGGCGAAGGCCAACGGCCGGATCGCTGATCTGGAGGCGGTCAACTCCGACCTGCTGAAGACCACCGGCGGCCTGACCGAAATGCTCGAAACGCTGTCGAAGAAGGTCGCGGACCTGGAAGAGCAACCCCTGGCGCCCAAGACGGTCGCGAGCGGGGAACTCCCGGCTGGCGTTCAGCCCGTCAGCAAGGTCGAGGACACCATCGGCAAGGCGGTTCAGACTGCCGCGCCCGGCGCTGCCGGCATGACCGAGGAAGACGTGAAAAAGGCTCTCGACTCGCTGTCGCCGGAAGCCCGCTCGGAACTGCTCTTGAAGGCTGCGCTGCACCCGTCACGGGCTCACGCCATCACTCGGTAATCCGATCCGCGCCGACCTGAAGGACGAGGCGGAAGCCCAGTTGCTGATCGCAGAATACGGCGGCCCCGCGCTTTAGGGATCGCCTACCCACAGCCCCGGATTTCGGGACTGAGCCCCAATCGCCCTTGGGCAAGGCCGACCTGAGCGCCCTGACGCGCTCTATTCTTTTCGCACGGAGCCCCATCAACATGAACCCGCAGATCGGCGGCGCACCCAATGATGGGGCGCTGCTCAAGGCTTTGACTGATTCGCTGCAAAATCCGTCGGAAGACATCGCCCGCACCATCATGGCAGCGGCCGGCATGCGCCCCGATGATCTGCAGAAGAGCATCAACACTGGCACCGGCCTGGTCGCGTATGACCTGCAGGCGCCGGCCAAGAATCTGTATCCGGTCGCCACCCCGATCCGGAACAAGATCCCCCGCGTAGGCGGCGGCATTGGCTTGGCGACCAACTGGCGTCAGGTGAATGCCATCATCGGCTCCGGCTTCGACGCCGTGGGCTGGGTGCCGGAAGGCCAGCGCTCGGGTCAGATGAGCTACAACACGTCCAACAAGTCCGCGTCTTACGTGACGCTGGGCGAGGAAGACGGCGCGACCTTCGAAGCGATTTCCGCCGGCCGGACCTTCGAAGACGTGCAGTCGCGCATGATCATGCGCCTGCTGCAGAAGACCATGCTCAAGGAAGAGATGGCGATCCTGGGCGGCAACACGTCCATGCCGCTTGGCACTCCCACCGCCCCGACCGTGTCGGCCAGCGGCACGGGCGCGACCCTGCCGGCCGCCACGTACTCCGTCATCGTCGCCGCCCTGACGATTGAAGGCTACCGCAACTGCAACGGCGCCATCGCGAATGGCTGCCCGACGCAGAAGACTGTCACCGGTGCCGACGGCAAGACCTTCGTGCTGAACGGCGGCACCTCCAACAAGTCCACCAACACGACGCAGGCCGTGACGCTT